CATTTTTGATCCCATTTTGTTGTTTGTTGGTGAGGGTATTTAAGGTTTTCTGTGAGGGTTCTCAACTTAGCAGAAAATAAAAACTTCTTGAAGGTATAATTCCTTAAAAAATAATTAAAAAAGTAAATTCTTACTAATGTGATTTAATGATTGGTTTTTGGTGACGAAACTAGTAGGGAAACCGGTATCCCCCAATCCCCCTCCTAACCGGGTGTCCTAATACCCTTTTTTACAATTTTTCTAAGGAGTTTTCTATCCGGATTAACTCTATCCAACCCTTAATCTAGTAATGAACGTTGTATTTATCTCAGAGTTCTGTAACGTCTGTCTGTATAAATTTCTGACAAAAGTCACGAATCCAAGTATGGATTTGAAATAAGAGGGGGGTTAATTTCACTCTACTTATCCTAAATTGTAATGACGTTGTAATTTTGAATTTGTCTCAAGGGTTACAATTTATCTAATTTCAAAACAGCTTTTTAATAAAGAATGACAGTAAAGTAAAAAATGTTAATTACATGTTTGTAAGGTCTTTTATGCTGACTCTATCTCATCATAATCTTCTTCTATCAGTTCATCTAGAACTCTTTCTGCAATAAGTTCTAATTTTTCCTCTGTTGTTAGTTTTAAACCTTTGGGCATTGGGTGTTCTGATTCTATTCTATCTAATTCTTTGAAGTATTTTGAAGCTAAATCATTTGTAACTTTATCTCCTTGTTTCAAATCTTGTTTGATTTCTTCTATTTTATCTTCATAATCATCTTGTATTTTGATTTTGGGTACACCCATGTTAAATACTACACGTTTGAAGTACTGTCTAACTGGTAACATTAAAGCTATACGATTTGCTTCAGGGTATGGTAAAGAAGTTATGTTATAGATTTTTTGGAGAATAACAGTTACACGTCCTAAAATAAACTGGATTGTTGGAATTATACTAAAAGCTTTAGTTTCCACTGCTTGTATAATCTTTGTTACATTTAATTTGTCAGGGTCTCTTACAATTGAATCTAAGTATTTATCATAGAATCTTTCTAGATAAGTAGCGTAATTCCATGCGGTGTGAAGTATTATGGGTTTTGGTAGATTTTCATTAAAGGATAAGATTCTTTCTTCTTTAGCAGGCTCCATTTTGAGTCTTATAATTTTATCAAATTGATCTGTTAGGAAAGCCTTAGAATCTTTATTTTTCTTAATTAAGTAGTCTCTCATTAAATACCATTCCTTGTTAATTGTGAAAACATCATCGTATTTATCTAAAAGATGAATGTATTTTAATTCTTCTTCAATTTCAGGGTTAAGCTTTTCCACCAATTATCACCTCCAAATCTATTGGATTTATAGTTTTTAAAGTTTTATTGAACTCTTTTTCGTATTCTTTTGCCTCTTTTTCATTCGAAAACATTTTACCAACCCAAATTCCGTTTTCATAATGGTATTTCTGTTTTGTGTTTAATGGACTGATTATTTTTTGAATGTCATTAAGTAGTCCAACAATTCCATTCTCATTAAGTCTTAGATTAAAGATTGTTCTAAACATTAATTTTTGACTAACATTTACTCTAACTATTTCTCCTTTGCTTAAACGATTTGCAATGTAATCAATTACCTTTTCTGCTATTTCTTCATTTAATTTGAATCCTCTGCTTTTTACCATTTTTTCATTAGCATCATTTAACACATAAATCCCATTTCCAATTACTTCTGCTTTACCTTCTCCTTCTAATTTAAACTGACCAAGTTTATCTCCTACTAACTCATCTGGTAATTCTTTATTTGTTATAATACTATCTGTTAGGTATGAGATAGCATTACGATCAGAGTTAACTATGTAAGTTCTGCCTAACGCTGTTATCATCCCGGCATAAATCACATTCTGGAATTTAGCGTTGAATAATAATCTTTCACCAAATTTTCCATAACTTGAATTCAAGATTAATTTATAGACTTTTTCAAGGGGGTTTTTCTCCTTTTTTAAGTGTAACCTTTTTTCATAAAGATCTTTTATAACTTGTTCAAAGATGTGTTTTCTCACAATGCTAAATTTAATTGTAGTTATTTTTCCTTTTACTTTAATGTTAGGAGATAATTCTTTATTATTCTCTGTGAGTTCAAAATCAAATAAGCTTGTGCAGAAGTTTGCAATTCTTAATAATTTGTGATTAGTTTTTGATGATACTAATTTATCATTCTGTTCAAAACATCCATAATAAATGTACAGATTTTTGGCGTCCTCATTCTCAATAGTACCTTCAAATAGCGGATTCTCATTAGGTACAAATTCTTCTTCAATACCTTCATACTGAAGGACAGGTAGTTTTGTCATGAAGAACGGGTACATAGAATTGATGTCATACTTTTTTACATTACTAAAGATTCCTAAATAATTGCTATCAAATAATCCACCTTTGTACAATTTTAATAACGCTAAACTTAGTTCAGGGTCATAGGGTAATCCTTTAATTGCATCCCCGTTTTTTAAGAAATAGATGAATTTGTCTTCTGGAGTATTATTAATTATGTAGTTAATACTATTAGATGGCAATGTTCTGAGACCTGTAAATGGGAATAAGTAATCTTTAATGATAGCTAATTGGTATGTAGCTATAGTATCAAGTTTATTATACTTTGTTAGATCTTCAACAGTTTTAGGGTCATGAAAATCAAGAGAACCAAAGTCTGCTCTTTTCTGTTTGTCTTCTTTCCACTCTTTAAGTTGGTCATCTGTTAAATAACTAAGAGGAAATTTTTGTTTAATTAGGTCATAATACCTTGTATAGGCATTGTATAAAGAGTCATTATAATACTGCATTAAATTAAAGAACAACATCTTTCTACTTTGCGTAACTAATGTATAAGTGTTCTTATGTTTGAAGATTTCTAATTTATCTGTTGTAAAAGCTCCATCATGTAAGAATCTAAGTAATCTCTTTTTTGCGTTTTCTTTCTGAAGGATTGGTGAAAACAAAACTGGTACATCATAATCTCCATAGAAGAAATTAATGTCACCAAATAATGATAGATTTATGTCATTAACTGTGTCAACTACTTGATAATCGTATTCATGACCATCATAAACACCAATTAAGATTGATTTACCATTTGTTTCTATGTCAAATGCTTTAACAATTGTTTTTTCGTTATTTTCCTTTTCTTTGAAAGTTTTTGTATTCACTTCACATAGGGAAAAAAGACCAAGTAATGTTTTTTTAAGATACACATTTGGTTTTGCAATTAAATTAGCTTCTTTCTCAACTTTTATCGTCTTATCTTTTGTTGTCTGCATAATTTAAAATAGAGAAGTAGAGTTTAAAAAAGTTTAGTGATCTGTGAAACTTAAGAGTGAAGATTGAGCCAACTTGTTATTCAAAATCTCTTGTCCAAAATCAGAGTCACAATTTAATTTTGTTATTTTTAAGTCTCCTGTAATTAGCCAACATTCATTTATCTTTTGTCTGAAGTATTTTTCCAAAAGGTATTTATAAATTGAAGTTTGTTTGGTAGCATAGTCACGGCTATTAATAGTTGATTTAATTTCAATGAGAACTGTTTTGTCAGGTAAATTAAGTAATCCATCAGGAGTAAAACAAATTGACGTTTCCTTTTTGTTTTTTGGGTTGAAATAATCAACTTGAAACTTTTGTTCTAACATAATGTCTTGTCCAAATAATTTTCTCAACAACATTTCAATTCCTAAATGATACAATTTCCCTCTGATTAGTTGTTCTTCTTTTGGAGGATCGCGGTATGATAACAATGCGGTAACATGAACACATTCATCATTTTCTAATTTTGAATCAATAAGGTTCTTCAAATCGTTTTCAAATTGTTTATAATCAGGTAATTCCATAAGATCACCCTATACTTGTAACACTAAGGTATTGTATTTAAGCTTTTTGAAGCTCACGTTAGGTAGTTTGTTAAGTATTCTGTTTCCTTTTATCTCTATTATTCTATTTCTGTCTAGTTTTAGTATCGTAAAGTTATCAGTTAATGCTTCATGTTTGACCCATGACTCTAAGATTTCTTTTACTGATAAATCACTGAATTCTTGTTTTTTACCTTGGCATTCCGCAATTATTTTATCATCTTTTTTATAAATTTTTAACAAAATGTTATCAAATTCTAAGCAATTTATGACAAAATCAAAGAACGGATCCATAATTAATCCTTATAAGATTGTAATTAAAAAGGTTTGTGGTTGTTATGAGTTTAGTTAGTAGGATAATGGATGCAATAGAATTTCAGGTTACTGGTAAAGTTAAAAAATTTAAGTTACCATTTTGTTGTAGATTTATTCCAGGTTATGCACTAAGTGGTTTGTCTTTTAATGGGCATTATGTTAAAGGGGAAATTGGGATTACTTACAAAGAAGATTTACTAACAACTTTCAGTTCTTCAACTATTTACATAAAAGAAAATAATGAAATTAAAAAGAAACCTGTCAAAAATAAAGTACACGAATGTTGTTTATTTATTAATACTAATTCTTATTTTCATTTGGCTGACCTAATTCCTGCTTACTTAATAAAGTTTCATCAACCATTTTATCTTTTTTCAAGTATAAGTTATGGTTATTTTAATGGTGAACGTTTATACACTTATAAGGTTAGTACAATTCCACACTATGTTTTTGAAGAAGAGATTGAACCTACTGAAGAATTAGATGATCTTCTATACGTTGTAGGGGTAGCAGATGCATACAAAAGAGGTTATTTTGAAAAAAACATGTACAATGAGAATAAGATTAAGGATTACATTTTCAAACCTTATCTTTATTTTGCTTATTATCTAAAAATGCATACTACTCTTTTACCACCACAACTAGAACAAGAGTTAGAAAGGAAAATAAAACCAAAATTTATTAACGAAATAGAGATTCCAAAAGAAATTAATGAAGAAGAAATAAACTCATGGCTTAAGAAGATTGATCTCCAGAATTTGCTAATTGTTCAATAAATGTTGTCATGTATGTTATTTTTATGTTAAATAGTTCATAGATCATTTGAGCAAAATCAGTATTTAAATTCTCAAAAATTTTGTTTATTCTTTTTCCACAGTCCTTGTTAAGCATGTTTAATACGTCATCTAAATGACAATACTTACATTGTTCAAAAATGTATGTTGGGTAGAAAATGGCGTATCCATTCCATTTCTCATTAAGTGAGACTTCTATTACCAATTTATCTTTAGGTTTCTTTAGGGGGTCATAATCTGGTAATTCCTCCAATTTAACGTTATTAGGAAAAAGGTGCATGTAACAAATTAGATCTTTGAAAAACCCCATGTCTCCATCTTTCATAGTATTAACTTTTGGTATTATCAATTCCTTTACAACATAGTATTTACTGGTCATCTTTTTTCTCCTCCTTCTCTTTATAGTATTGATCAACTAAACACTCAACTAATCTATAGAGGGCTAATCTTAGAGCAAAACCATCACAGACCTTAAGGGATTTTGCCAAGCTTATGACAGCATTCAAAATGGGGTCTGGTTGGTTAATTTCTATGAGCCCGTTATCATGGATTACACAACAATCTAACTCAATTTTGGGCATTGATTCATGTAGGGGATTTGCTTCACCAGTAATGTATGCGTAAATTACGTCCTGTAGAATTTTTTTACTTATTTTTTGTTTTGTCATGTACTCACCTCAAAAGATTTTTACCAAACTCTTTTTTGCAGAAAATGAGTCAATTTTAATTGTTCTCAAACCAATCTTTAATACACCATCCTCTTCTTGGGCTTTGTATACTTTTTTCAATAACTCTTTTAGTTTATCAGGGTTTTCATTTACAACATAAGTTAATCTTGTATGCCATAAAATTTCTGGTAGGTTTTTTATAAAGAGTGAGGTTTTCATTTTTGGTCACATAAAATCTTACGTTTAGAGTTTAAAAGCTTTATTCCAGTAGTGAAGTTAATCAGGTCAAAAATAAAGAAGGAATTTATGGGCTTGGAATTCATGATTACCTATAAACTTTTTAATCTTTGGTTTTAATTATTAAGTGAGGAAACATGAAAGAGTCAATCATAAAAGTAATTCCTTTCAATAAAGATCTAGTTTTTTCAATCAATTTACCTTACTCTGTATACTTAAACGATAAGTATCTAACAACTATTGATGCAGATGTTGATTTGAATAAATTCGAAAAGGCTCTTCTAACTGATGAGAAGTTAAAAGTACTAATGAACAAGTATCTTGTGGCTGAAACATTATCACAGATTTATAGTCAAAAAGAACAAGAACTTGTTAAAAAATTAAATGAGCAGATACTACACAGTTTCATTTATGATTATAAGGATTTATCTGGTTATTCTTCTGATGTTAAGAGAGAGAAGAGAGATAAGTATTTATGTTTTACAACGGAAAATTTTGAGGTTTGTACACATTCAAAGAAATACGAATTATCGGCTATCGTTAATGAAATTAGTGATGCGTTAAAGAATGTAGATTCAAGTCTGAAACTTACGATCTATTACGGCAAATACTCATTAACAATTTTCATTAACAGTATTGAAGTTTATAGGAATGATGCTTTTGCTTTAAGAGATGTACTTAGTTACTTTAGAGATGAAATTAAAGAAGGAAAGCTTAATGAGGTGATTAATTTATTGAAGCAATTAAAAGAGATTAAAGAAAAACAATTACCCGCCACTGATTATTTTCTAAGGATTAGTGATCGTATTAAAGAGATTGCTTTTCAATGTAAAGAATAATTTTTTGCTATTTCTTTAGGTTACTCCTATTTCTTTTATTTAATAATAAGATGATAGTTATGCCAAGGGGAAAACCTAATTTAGAGCCTGATCAAGTTATGTGTCCAAATAAGTATACTAGTAGACTTGTTGAGTATTGTTTACTTTATAGGACTAATTTAAATGTCTTTGAAGGTATGGGGCGGTATGAAAAAGGATACGTTGTATACCACGTTTATCCAGGAATCACTTATTTGAAGTTCAATGTAATGAAGAAACTAACTAAGACTGCTCCTTATTTTCTAACAATTTCAAAGTTTGAAATTATACCATCAACTTTCACAATAGAAGATGAACCGCTTTTGACTGCCGAGATTCCTCCAGAATGGTATGAAAAAATCTTAGAAGACCCAAACGCCCCGCCACTGCTTAAAGCCGTCCTTGAGGCATTTCCTAAAGAGAAGGATGAGTATGCTTACATTCCTTCTTCAGAGTACTTTGAAGGTTATTGGAAAGATCAGGTTGAGGAAATTAAACGTTATCTTGAGTCTTTAAACGGTGAAGAAGCATAAAGCTTTTTAAATTTTTTACTCAGATCTTTATTTGATCTGTATGAAAGAAGTAGTAATTTCAAGTTATGATCAATTTTTGAGAGAGATAGAGAAAGCTAATGAAAAAGGGTATGATGTAAAATTAGTGACTCCACAGGGGTTGGAGTATGTTTCTAAGCTTAGTGATAGTTTTGAAATAAATGCGGATGATGAGGATTTGACTATTTCTACAACCTATAAAAAAATGTTATTAGAAGTACATAATGAATACGTTTTGGGTTGGTATCAAGGCGGAAAGAAAATTATTGTAGGGGAAAACAAAAACTTTGGAGAATCTCCTAAGCCTATGATAGTTACCAAAGAGATCTGATTTTTTATGTCAAGTTTTCCTTTTTTTATCTATTAAGATAGATGAGTATGTGGATACCATCCTTTGTTAAAGTTTTATTTGCATTATTTATTATAGGATTAATTATAGTTGTTGGGTATAAATTCATCTATCCCATGTTTAAAGAGAAAGTATCCGGTGAAGTAAAGTGAACGTTCTTAATTTGTTAGCGGATGCAGACATAATTATCAACCTATTTTTTCTATTTCAAAAGAAAGTAAGTATAAAGGACGCATTAATTTTAACAACCATTACTTTAGTGATAATGTATACATACATTATAATGAAAGAAAAACAATTGACTTCATCTTAGTAATGAACCTAATAAATAAAAGAAAAATAGAATACCAACTATAACTCCAAAAAGAACAAGTGTACCTATTAAGACGTATACAAAAGCATAACCTGTTGAGTATAAGGATTGTATAAAATTTTTTGTTAATACTAAGTTTCCTATAAAAAACGCAAAGAGAAATTCAAAAAGAGTGTCTGGTTTGATTTTGATTGTAATGCCTTTGTCCTTTAATTTTCTTTTTACTTTTCTCAGTGATTTCATAAGATGAATTTATGGACAAAAAATAAAAACTTAACTAATTACATCTGCTATTTTATCAAGTTTAGCCTGTAAATCTTCAGTCTGTTTTTTCACACTTTCAATCCAGTTCTTTATGTTATCTGCATTATCTTTTTTCATGTCAAACGTTTTTTCATAAGTTTCTTCAAATTCTTGATTCATAAATTTGAACTTTTGTTTGATTTGTACTTTCAAGAGAAGCCTCTTACAGTCACACGAATAATTGATCTCCATGTTTATCATCTTATCTATAATAAATAATAGGAATACTAGTCAAGTTTCCACAAATGTTCTTATGATTTAAAAGAGACAATACCTTATGCCATCTGGAAATGCTCTTTTACCACAAGATCTAATGAATAAGTTAGGTGCTTTTGAAAAATTTTTACCAAAAGAAGTTAAAAATAATTTAATAGCCATTAAAAATGCAAAAAGAACGTTTTCTATTCCTGTGAAGACAGAGCAGGGTTATTTGGTTATAGCCGGAATTCTTTTAGATCAACCTGTACCAAGTCAATTATTATTTGATGAAGAAGATCTAAAGCTTATACTAGAAGCAGTAAAGAAAGCGTATCAAAAATTAGGATTAGATCCTTATGAAGAACTTTGTAGAATTGCAGATACTAGTGAGCAGGTATGAGTGAGAGATTAAAAAAATACTTCACAGATGAAGAGATCCAGTTTATTGAGCAATTAGCAAAACAAAAGGGATTAAAAGAAACAGATGTAATTTATGCTTTAGCCCGTGAGATGATCCAGACATACCAGTTACGTTATGTAAGTGGTCAACAAGTATTAGCCATGTTAGATCTTTTAGCCATGAAACTACCACAATGGTTTGCCTTACAGTTAAACTTAGTTGGTCAGTCATCACTTCAAGTAACTACACTATCTAAACAATTATCTGCTCTAACACAACCAAGTACATTTGATAAGATAATAGAACTTCTGAAAACTACAGATGCACAAAAACTACTCTCAATGTTTGCTCCTATTTTGGCAAACCTATTTTCTTCACCGCAAAAGAGAGAAGATGATAATACAGATACTACACCACCTTCAAATAATGATAACCAAAATAGTGGTGAATGGTTGTGAAATTGTACACGTTTGGTGAAGTCAAGATAAAAATCTTAGAAAATAAAGAAGAAATTGAGAGTAATGAAGTGGAGGGTTGTAGGTCATTATGCGGTGATAAAGCTATTGAGTTGATTGGTGAAAAATTTAATCCATGTAAAAAAGACTGGTTATTCTGTCATCTAATTAAGGAAATTCAAGATAAGTATTTTATAATTCTAAAGGAGGTGGTATGATTGGATAATAAGTGTCTTGAGCTTTTGTCAAAATTAGATGATTGTTTACAAGATCCTGAATTTCAGCTAATTTTAGTAATGAGGTTAATTAAAGTCCTTGGTACACTTAGTATTAATTTATTAGGTGATAAAAATGAACCAAGACACAGTGATCTGTAAGGATGGCTTTATGGTTGATACAAATACTGGTGAAGTTTTAGATAGGTGTTATGAGCTTGGTGAAACAGAACAAGATAAGGGTTTGAAGCATTATTCTGTTACCCCTCCTGTGCCGTATGTACCACAACATGTTATTGATAAGATGGCTACAAAAAACAAATGGTTGAAAGGGAAAGACCATTACATTAAATTAGAATTCAGGTTTGCTAAGAAATTAAAGTATCTTGAGAGACTATGTTCTCAATCAAAGATCTCATAAAGATAGTAGAAAATAAGAAAGAATGTTTAGACTATGTACTTTACAGGTTAGACAATGAAATAATTCTATTTACCAGAGGAGAACTTTTTTTAAAAAAGAAGAAGTTTAACTTGGAGAAATGTGATCATAGGATTTGTAAGCTTATTGCTGATAAAATTATAGATGAATGTGAACAGAAAGAAAAAGGGATAGTTGATTGTTTGATTGAGAAAGAAGAGGAATTAGAAGAAAAAATGGTTTTTTAATCTTGGATTTTATACTCATTTTCCAAGGTATAAGAGTTGTCTGCTATTTCTGTTAACATGTTTTCCAAATGAAACTTAGCATACTTGTATTCCTCTTGAGATTTGAAAATTACATAAATCTGCATTAGTAACGCTGTCCTATCCACCGCCGAGACTGTTTTCTTTGTCATTTCGTTGAAGAATGATAAGACTTTCTCTATTCTAAATTCTGGTTTCTCTAAAGTTATGATGTCATGCCCGTTAAAGGCTATAACTATGTTATTCGAATTTTCGTGAATTTGTATAGTGTCAAAGTTCATTAACTGGTTTAGTACTTCACCGATTTTTGCTACAAAGCAGGAAATGTTTCTTCTATCGTTTATTATTAGACTAATGTCACTAGTATGAAACTGTGTGAAGCCATGATCAAAAGGTATTACTTCAGTACACACTTCATACGTTACTAAGTCTCCTAATTTCAAATCTGGAGAGGATTTGATAAGGTCTTTTAGTTTTTCTACTTTTTCCTCCAGATGACTATTATCAACTAACTCCTTTGCTCTTAACATCTTCTCAATTTGATCTACTAATTTATTTTCATTCCTTTTGACATTCTCCACAAATACTTTTACATCTGTTTGGGGTAATAGCCCCGCGTCTAATTTTATGTTGTCTAAATACAAGTTGTTTCCTATTATACTTAACTTGTGGTTTCCAATTGGTATTTCCATTTGCATAGAGGGTCACTTAATACTTTATCAGAGAGACTTATAAGTTTTGATGCCAATCAACTCATGTGGTATCATGAACCCAAACGGTCATACACTGGAATTGGAATGGAATGAAAGAGTATGTTATAAAAATGCACGTGAAACGGTGTTTGCAAATAAGAGAATACTTGTACCTAAAGACCTTGAAGCAATAGCGGTTGTATTTGAGAAGGATAGGTACAAAATTGCTTACTATGACTCCAATACATGGAGTATAGTAGACACTACTAACATTTCTCCAGATTCTAGTTATGTTCTTGAATTACCTCAAAACTCTGATACACCTTATGCAGGAGATGACGGGGATTGTGCTTACATAGAGTCTATCAAACCTAATGTAGTATTTCCTGATTCTAATAGCCCGCTAATTATTGTGACTTCAATAAACAATAAAATAGAGTATTACGTTTTTGTACCTGATAAAGGATGGTACTCAATAAACAGACTATTCAAACAACCAGAAAAGAAAGCTAAACAATTAACTTCTACAGTATAAAATTTTTTTAACGGGGTACCCCCTCAGATTTTTTACCCCTGTTTTTTGGAATAGGGGTTCTTATGGGGGTAACCCCTAATCTTAAATAAAAATAAATACTTTATTCAACCGGTGTGTCTTCATCATTTTCTACATACTCTGGTTCTTCTTCTTGTTCATCTCTATAAGAATGGTCTATTATGTCTATGAATACCCCTCCTAATTCGTAATAAGTTAAAGTAAATTTGTCCTTTGACCAGAAGTATTTATACACATTGTTCATTAACCCTATCACTTCACTTAATTTATCCTTATTTTCACTTATCTCATTAAAGAACGAAAGTACTTGTTCAATTGGTACATTTTCTAAATGAAGTACTGTGAACTTATTTAGCTCTATGTGAACATGATTTTTGTTCTGTATAACTCCTATTGAAACATCCATTCTAACTTCTCCAATTTTTTCTGATACCTTACTAACATAACATGAAATGTTGTAGTCACTGTTTATGAAAACTCTAAAATGCTCTGCTAAGAACTTTACCCAACTCTCTGAATAGTCTACATGTGAGCACACCTTGGTACTTGAAAAGTTAAATAAAGAGATTGGTTTTGTGTTCAAGATCATCTCCTTCAACTTCTCCTGATAACCTTTAATTTTATCCTTCTCATCTTCAATTAGCTTCTTTAAGCTTTTCAAAACTTCTATTGCATGAATAATTTCAGTTTCGTTTTGTTTTATCAATTGCTCTAATTTGTTCAAATCTGTAGTGCCATAGGTATGCACATCCAATTTTATACCGTCCACAAAAATTTGGTTTCCTTTTATTACTATCTTGTGATTACCCTTTAAGGGTATTTCCTTAATAACTTGGGTTTTCGCCATTTTGGGTCAATAAATAATAAGTAGGTAAAGATTAAAAAACGTTTTGGTTTAAGAACGAAAGAAAAAATTACTCATCTTTTATTTCAAACCAACCACGTTGTGGTACATACACATACCAAATTGTTTGTTTGTTCACCTCTGTTACTACCACAGTAGGTAAGTTTACATTTTGCGGATAAATGACATACTTATCTTCATCAACAAACTTTTTGATGTCTGAACAAAGGAAATGTTTGCAAACAACTCTTGGCGGTTCATCTGATAATGGCACTCTGACAGTTAAACCAAGTGGTTGTGTGTTCTCTATCTCTTGTAATGTCCATTTTCCATTAAATTTTGCTACATAATACTTGTCTTCACTTTCAATTAGGGCTATTGAGACTTGTTGGTTGGGTGTAACCACTTTTTTGCCGTTAAAAACGAATACATCTACTACACTAGAAAAAACATTCTCATTGTCTTGTAATTCTATGTATGCCCCGTTTTCCTTGATTTGTGCCATTTTGGGTCAAGTACATTTTGTCAGGAATAGTATAAAAACATTTTGGCATTTCTTTGTCAGGATGACTTATCTTATTCTTTTCTAACATTAACTCATGTTTACTTTAGATGAACTGTTCAATTTAGCCCAAAAAGATCAATTTAACTATCTACTAGTCTTTTTTACAGAAAATGGAGAAATCTATGACGCGTTAGCTTTTGATTTACTACAACCCCTATTAATAGAGATCATTAACAACTACTTATCTCTAGTTGAGAAATTAAATGAAAAAATCGTTGTTAAGTTCTACAAAGTAAGTACAAGACAAGAAGTCAAAATTACTCAGATACCAATTTACATTCCTAATGATTCCACAAGTCAAACACAGATGAGAAGGGGTTATCTATGAGCATAGAGTTAACTTTCATTACTACAACCAACAGCGGTAGTTATGATAGGTTAGCTTCTAGACAGGCTTCTCTTCTTGAGAAAAAATTTGGAATTAAAAGTGAGATAATTAGATCTGCACAGATGCAAAAATCAGAAGTTCATGGCTCTCATGTAATCATTTACACTACATTCAACATTTTACCACAACTATACAAGATTTATGAAAGAGATTTGAGAGGAAAAGAAGTTATTGCATTAATAGATAGTGCACTTTACACTATTCCTTATCTAATAATAGAGAAACTTTTGAAAGAACATAGAATTTATACAACCTCTATGTTCAACCAAGAAAACTTTGAGAAGTTAGGTATTAAAATTCCCTATGTATCACACTTTGTACCAGATCCTAATACTTCTGGTAGAATCTTGGAATGGCATGATAGGAATTATGACTTCATTACTGTAGGCATTAATGAAACCGATTTTGATAGAAAGGGGCATTACTGGAATTGGATAGTGGAGAAATGGGGTTTTAAAACCGTAAGAGTCTGTTCAAATTGGTGTCCTTCTCCATTCATGAGCAATGTTAGTGATGATAAGCTCTATGAACTTTATGCACACTCAAAATGGTATTTAGCCACTAGTCATGCTGAGACTCCTCACTTACCATTAATTGAAGCTTATGCGTTTGGTACTCCTGGTATCTGTCTAAATGCTCATGAGTTTAGGTTTATCTGTAGAGGTATAACATTTGAGCCCGCTTATGTTAATGTTAAGGGTATGAAGAATTTCTACTTTGCAGAAATTGACGCTTCATCTTTTATCTCTGCTGTTGGTGAGAGTAGAGATGTCAAGAAGTTTGAAACATACTCACAGATAGCACGTCAGTATTTTGAAGAGAAATTTTCTATGAATAAAAGACTTGACGAATTTATGAAACTTGTTGGTCTTGATTAAGATGATTTATAAGAAGTTAAACGTTTATTTGAGGAATTGTAAAGTGATGAATAAAGTGGAATTTCCTCATTCTGTTCAATACGTTCTCACTTGTCCAGAATTAGTTATCATTGAGTGTAGAGGTACCAATCAATGTATAGAACTCTATAGACAAAAAGAGAAAGAAGTAAAAAAGGTTAAGATTTAAAAATTAAGAATCAAATCCTGAAGGATAGCTTTATAATTTCTTTTTTCATCTTCATCCATAGCATTTATCATGTTTTCCCAAGTTTCCTTGATCATTTCTCCTATCTCATCCTTTGGATTCACTACAATTTCGTAACCATTTGAGATTCTTTGTACTTTGACTTTTACATGTTGATTTTCAACTTCTGACCACCACGTTGAATCAACAACTTTCTTTCCTTGTCCTAATAAAGTCAAAATAGCTATTTGCCAATCTAACATTTCCTCTCACCTTAACTATTGTATAGAATAAAATGGAGTACATCAATGTATGTGTCTCTTACTAATCCTTCACTTTCTCTTAGTTTATTATAAGCTTTAACAATTAAGTTTCCAACTTCATCCTTTGCCTGTAGACTAATTCTCCAGAATTTTCCTTCTTTTTTAGCTTTTATGAATAGGTGCTCTGTGTCTAACTCTGCAGGAAAATTAATTTGCTCTAACCTATTGTCTTTTGAAGCATTTAGAAGAGTTTCAAATACAAGATCCGCGTATCTCATTATAATCACCTAACTATTGTTTATGATAAACCACAAAGCAAATGATAGTAAATCTCTTGTTAACGCCTCACTTTTCTTTAGTTTCTCATACGCCCTCCTAATTAATTCACCTATCTCATCTTTTGGATAGAGGGTTATTTCCCAATAGTTGTCTTGTTTCTGAGCTATAATTTGTATGTGCTCAGTATCTAATACACCTGGAAAATCAATCTTTTCTAATCTATCTTTTTCTGAAGCTTGGGTTAAGGTTTCATAAACCAATTCTGGATACCTCATTTTGGGTCACTTAATAATAAGAAATTAGAGGATTAAAAACTTTTAGACATCTTACTGACAAGATGATTCTACACTCTTTTTCTTTCACTGACAATAGGTTTTTATGAAAAAGTAAGGTATGAAAACCGTTTTTTCGTTTCCCTCAGAAGACGAAACAGTCAAGAAGAAAATGACAGTTGAAGAAGCTCTTAACCATGTTAAAACACACGCTTATTTCCACATTGATGACATTCACAGTTTGTTAGATTTTCTTTTTCATTATGGGTTTATAATAAGATTAGGAGAACATTGTTACATTGCAGAAAATGAAGAATACATGATTAGAATTGACAATAACGGTAATGGTGAAATAGTAAAAAAGGGTGGAAATAATGCTTGATACAATTCTATTTATTGCAGGCGGTCTTTTATTTTCCAATACTTTCATGGGTGTAATCATTTACATAGAGATAAAAAAGATGGAATACGTCTTTGAACAGATTTTACAAGGAATTTCAACTAACAACCAGAACGATGAAGAAGATTATGACCCTGACACTAATTCTTACATCTAAGTAAGATGTGAGCTTATGCAGTTACTTGGCTTAGGTAATCTTCTAACTAAAATCATAGAATTCCTAATTTATGTTACTGAAGACATTTTCTTGACTTTCATAAAATACCTACTAGAAGGTTTCACTCACTTTATAATGGATACACTAAAATACATGTCAGACTTTGTACTGCACATTGCACGGCTCTATAAGAGGTGATTAGATGGCAGAGTTTGTAGGTTTAGCTGATGCAGTTTCTGATACTATCTACAAGATTTTAGTAATTCTTTATAAAATTCTAAAGTTTATCTTTCTAAAAATTACTGATGGTTTAGGAGAAATTATAGCAATTTCATTTGAGTACTTTGTTAAGCTTATTGAACAACTAACAAGGTTTGTGTTCAGATAACTAGTTTTATTTACAAATAAGGTATGCCTGATGTAATTGCCCAAATAACATGTACACAAAATAGTGGTTCATGTTTTGCCTGCTATCTTTTAGCAATTACTGAAATCGTTTATGGTATAATCAAGAATAATTATGAAATGGTTGGTTTAGGAATTGTTACTTTTATTGCCTGTAAAGAATGTCAAAATGAGTGTCCTATACCACCTTACTATTGCTGTGTAAAAACACCTTCAGGTAATTATTTCTGTGGAAATACTAGTGAAGTAGGAATACCAGTTATAGAAAGAGGTATTTAGGTAAGCCTTTTTTTATCATTCATAAGTTCATCATAAATAAGAAGTAAATGCTCCTCAAATCTTTTCATACTTTTATTAAACCTATTTTCTCTACAAAACACAAGAAGTTTCTCTATCTTCTCTAAAGCCTTGTCAATTAATTCATTAGGGGTTTCAGTTAAATAAATGCTAAGGTATTCTTCTACATCATCTTCTAAAATAACAACTGCTTTTATTAACCTCTCAATCAATACTTCTTTCTTTTCTTCATCCATCTTTGACTTATTAATTGAGAGAATTAGTTTATCTAAATCGGAAATAAGGTTTTCTACCAGATCAATAGGTTGAGTCATGAGAAAAAGTAGAACTTAAATCAAAAAAATCATTCATCTGCATAAATGATTTCATAGTCTTTCTCTAAAACCTTCAAATACTCTTTGTATCTCTCCTTCAAATTCCCATAGTCTATTCCTGGTTCTTGTTTGTATACTTCACTGAAATAGATTATCTTTGCGGATTTAGGGTCAACTGACCTCAACATGTCATTCAATAATAATTCTTTGTCAAGCCCATGATAAACATAGGTGCTAATAATTGAACGATCAATTAACGTGATTCCTGGTAGTTTTTTGACGAAAAAGGTTAAATCAAACCAAGTTATTATCGTATCCAGTATTGATTCCTGTTTTGGAAAATAGACATAGTTTATTGTGTTATCCCATGAACTATACTTTATCATTTCAGATGCGTATGTTGTTTTACCTGAACCGTCTATTCCTTCAAGGAGAATTAATTTTTTAGACATAAGTAAAAAATGGCTGAATAACTTATAAATTTTTATCATAATACTTTCTCAATGAAACTTGAAGAGTTTAAGCAAAATTATCCTTGTGCTTATCCCCTATTTCCAATCTTACAGGACATTAAAGATCATGTACCTCCTGAAAGACATAAAGATTTTGAGAATGCAATTGATCAAATTGCTGAATTCTTATCAAATGTGGAGAATTGTAAAACCGCTTCAGCTATTCTTAGTCTTGGATTTATCTTTGGAATACCTTTATTTTTGGGAATTCCTTATCTTGAACCTATCTTCAATAGATAAAGCCTCCTAAGATGATGAAGCTCACAGAACTTGAAGAAAAATACCCCTGCTCAGAAAAACTAGTTACTGCTTTACAAAAAGCTCTAATACACGCATCCCCTGAAGAAAAAGAGATTGTAGATCGTTTCGTTAATGTACTCTCTGATTATTTATCTAAAGTGCCTTATCGTAAAGAAGTAGTTCAAGCTATTTATTCAGCTCTAACACATGGCGTCACTGTGAAATCTATTACACATTCTTTAGAAAAAACTCTCAGATCTATGAAAAGAAAAGAAGAAATAACTCCTAAGCCTGTAAAAGAAGAAGTTACTCCTAAAAAGATAGAATCAATTAATGATTTAGCAAAAGTCCTTTATGAGAAATGTAATGAGAAGACTATAGAATCTGTACTTCATACTCTCTATGACTTTATTCCTCCTAACAAGCAAAAAATGGCTTTACATGAAGCAGTTTTAGTTATGAGAAGTGATAATTATGTTTGAACGTATTATTAAAAAATTTCCATTTACTAAACCTCTTATCAAAAAATTATCAGAAATTTATGAAACTGCTACTCCTAAAGAGAGAAAAGTTATCAATAATTTCCTTGAAGTATTCTATAACGCTCTCATAGTAGTACCAAAAAAAGAAAAATTCTATAAAAAGATTCTAAGTGATTTGAAGAAAGGAAAAAGCCTTAAGGAAATTGCTGAAGAGATAAAAAGAGAACTTAAAGCTGAAGAAACCTCAGATGTTGATGAAATAGTTGATAAGCTTATAGATTATTGTGACCGTAAAATGACTAAAAGAGTAATTGAGACCCTTCTTAGTTTAATTCCTGACGATAAACAGGAGAAAATTTTGAGTAAGATTAAGGAGATGATAAAAAATGAGCATTAGACCAAGACCACGATTAATACCTCCTCAAGAAGAGAATTTAGAAGACATTAACATAAGAGTTCTACCAGAAGAAGAAGTAATTGAACGCCCTAAACCTGAAATAATACCACAACCAATTGAAGAAGTTGTTGAACAAACTAAATCTGTTTACTCACCTACAAGTATTTTCAAAAGAAAATTAGTTAGAAAACCTTCTATCACAGACATTTACGGTTCTGATTACTCACCTACTTTTATTCATAACCCATTACAGAAACTTATTGATTTTATAACATTTAAACCGTCATACATACAAAATACAGATTATGTTTATTCTCCAGACTATTCATCTGTAACTGATTCAACCTATGCCCCGTATTATGCCTCCAGACAAATCTATAAGCCTAAAACTCTTCAAAAAAGGACACTTATTTATGACCCTAAGCGTTCTGCTGACTATGATTACACAAACGATTATTATTTACAACCTCTAGTTGTTGACGAATTAGTACCTTTACCAGATACCGATGTTATGAAGTATGCACCAGAAAGTGATGTTAAAATCTCTCCTGAAACTATTTTTGAAGTTAGACTAAAACCAAGCCCTCCACAATTCGTTAATGTTGTTTACTATAAACTAATGAGGGGATTACTACATGGCTAACAGAACAGCCCGCAAATTAGCAGAGATCTTTTCACCTACAATTAATGAATCAGTTACAGAGATTTACGCCCCTTCTACTAGTTCATCTAGAAAATTTAGGTATGCCCCTCACATTGAGAGCTCTCCTTCTTTAATCACTAATAGAAGACTTAACTATTCACCTTCTGTCTCTATTACAAGTAGAGGTAATTATTCACCCAAAGTTTCTATTTCAAGAAAAGAGGATTATTCTCCAAAACAAAGAGTCTTGAATGACTACTCTCCTTACTCCTATTATAATTATTATGATAAGTATTCTCCTGACTATAAATTTAAGGAGACAGTTGTTGACAAATTATTCTGGAAACCAGAATACTATGTAAATGATTCCTTAGCCCAATTTGTTGACAGTTACTATAAGTACATGTTTTCACTCTTAAAAAGAATGATAAGATGATAATTATGGCTATGCTTGGAGTGAGTCTAGACATTTACGATGTAATGAAAGGAATTGTGCTTTTAATAGTTACTAGTGGATTTAGTTATGCAATTCTTGAACAATTTGATTCCTCAAAACTATGTTATTTTGCACGTCTTATACAATCTGCAGTGATCTTTCTATTATCATTCATTTTTGACTCAGCATTTGGAATAGTAATTGCTCTAATAGAAGCAGTAATAGGCTTTGGAGACTACATAGCTTACCAAGAACCAAGTTTAGCATTCTTAGACCCAAATAAAGCCTAATAAGGTGGTAAAAATGACTTATGTTGTACCTGACATAACTCCTTATGTTAATTTTAGTGAAAGTGGAATAGTTTCAATCTTGATTGGAGTAGCAATGACAGTATTAAGTAACGCGTTTGCTTACCTGTTGGTAAAAGCCTTTAACTTAAAATGTTATTATGGGCGTTTCTTAGGTGGTGTAATTATCTTAGCTCTTACCATGCTACTTAGTCTATCAAGCAATGGTCTCAAAAGGTATAGGGGTATGGTACTGTTTGGGATTGGAGAAATGCTTGTAGGCGGATTAGACATTATCTCTTATGCAGAAAACATTAGTCAGCCAATCCTAATTCCTGACCCAACTTGTTCAAGTGAAATGTAATGAACCCCTACCTATTTTCAATTGTTTTATTAATAGGTTTAGCAATAGAAGTAGCACTTTATGTAATTTTGTATACTTCTTCTAACAACCCATACAACGTATTCAATCAGCTTTAAATAATTTCTTAAGGTGATAAACATGTCAGAATTTGCAGGAATGCTTCAAAACTTCTTCTATTTACTAACTGCTTTAGCTCTTGGTACTGTAGGCTATAGTGTTTTTGAAAGATACATGGATTCAAAAGACAAGAAAGAAGTATTAAAATCGATTGCGGATACACATAACACTGCAGTAACTTCTATGATGAGTGCTCATAGTGTTAAACAGGTTAAAGAAGCTACCAAAGAAGAAGATAAACAAGCTTCTAAGTGATAAAATGCCAAACTTTTTTTGTCATAAATTAATTTCTGTTTTTTCTCCTACACAAATGGTTCATTTATGTTTAATAAATGATGATGCACTCACTCCTGACGCTGAAGGAATCCTATTAACAAAGCCTCCTTACTATTTCTTTGCTTCAACCAAAGATTGTAAATTGAAATTGCCTCTACTTCTTTACCCATTTCATCTTTGTTTAATTCCATTTAATCAATCTGTAAAAATTACGATAAAAAGAGGCAAAGAATACCACGATCTTACCCTGACTTCTTAGAAGAAAAGCTTATCTGTATCTTTTCCTTATTTTCATTCATGAACCTACAAAACTATGATAAATTAGTAAATTATCTCCTAACACACATTAGATCTATCCATTCAGGTACACTTTATAAAATCTTGAAAAAAGATAAAAGAATTAAAACTTATTTAGGAGTTAAAAAACTAAGAAAGAAATGGGTTGATAATTTAGCAGTCAAGGGTTATGTGAAAGGAAAAGGTTCAATTACTGACCCTGAACAAGTTAAAGAAATACTTGATAAATTTTTTAGCCAAAAGTAAGGTATGGAAAACTACACTGAACTAATCCCTCAACCATACTATGATTCTATTATTAATTACATTACTCTTAGAATCCTAACTAGAATAGTTGATTATGAGCCTAAAAACAAAGTTGAAATAAGCCCAAGAACAGTATTAAGGATTTACTAAGATAATGAAGCTCACTTACATCTTAGTGACTGCAGTTTTTATTTCATTAATAGCTTTTTTTATACTTAGAAATCACCCTGTAAGTCTTATTTTCTTTAACCTATTTACGAATGTCCTAACAGTCCTTACTATACTTTTAAAAGACCTTAACATTCCAGTACCCGCAAAAATTTCTTCTTTTGCTTAAAAAACCAGAAGTAAACACTCCTTTTTAAATAGCATAAGATGATACGTATGGAATACAAAACAACCTTTATAGCTATCCTCCTGATTGGTGCATTAATAGTAGTATTAAACACAACCGGCTATCTAAATAATGCCTCTAATCTATCAACAATAATTCTATTTGTAGCAATCGCATTAGCATTTTCTCTATTTATTGATTTTGAGAAACCAGTAACAACTACTGTACCAGTCTATAAACAGGAGGTTATTGGATAATTTATAAGCTCATAAGGTGATAGACATGGCACATAAAGAAGGCGGTCACAAGACCCCCGTTCTTGTATTTCCAAGTAATTGGACAGGCAAATGGATCTATAGAGCTATTATAAATACCCCAAAGTGGCAGTTGAATGCGGTACTAAATTCCTACAAGTATAACGAATGGATTGGGTTTGAATCAACTTACCTCAACGGGTTAAGATTACCTGAAAGAACAAGCCCTGAAATGAACTATCAGAGATCTGTTGTAGTAGGTATAGAGGTATCTAGAGCCTCACAAGAATACGAGAGGACTTTCCACAAAGTACCCATGGAGGATAAGATCAAATTATTGAAAGAGGAGTTAGAGACACCTATTGTTGGTGACATGATAAGATCATTAGTACAAGCAAACTTACCCATGCCAACTCCTCAACCAATGCCTGTTGTTGAATTAAAGACACCTGAAGTTGAAATGAAAGAGAGCGGGGAAAGAATACCCGCTATTAAATTAGCATAAGGTGATAGGTTATGGCTAGACACCACAAGAAAAGTAAAGCAGATTTAGTTCAAGTCACACCTGACGCTACCCTACACTATGTGGAGGGTATCTTAACCGGTGCACAAGACTACATCTCTGGAATTCTAGAGGGTGCCTCTCTATACAACTCTTGGGTAGAAGTTGAACAAGGCTTAGAAGGTAAGAGGATTGGTGAGTATAAACCAGATGCCCTAAGAAACTTCTTAGAGAACCTGAAGAAAGTTAATCCAACCTTATACAACCAAGCTATGGCTAACCCAACTGAATTTGTAAAAGCTAACCTACCTGAGATTGTGAAGAATACCAACTATCAGAGATTAGCTAACACTGATGCTATAATGATAGAAGCAGGTAGACAATACAGAGACATGTACCCATCTCTATTGAAGTCTAAGAACGTTCAATCAGGTATGGCATTCTTACAAAATTATGCCCCAATGGGGGCTGTCTCTATGGCTAAGTTAAATGACATCCTAAAGAGTGCAGTTAAAGTAGAGTAAGGTGATCTGAAATGGCTTTTAATGGTAATTTCTTCACATTTAGCCCCGTAAGTCTAGTAATTATTGCCATACTATCCGCATTAGGCTATAAATTTACTAGAGAGATAAGTACCAATAGAGCAGTACCAGTAATAATAGGCTTAATCATGATCTTCTTAGGAAAGGGCGGAATACTTAGTACAGTTGGTGCCGGCATCACCGCTTTAGGCATAAGTAGATTCATAGCTCAAGAAACAGAGAAAATAATTAGTTCTTAAGGTGAGTCACATGGCAGAATTAGTTCAATTTGTACAACCTACTGTAAACACAGAAAGAGTTGAAATAGCAGGAGACTCCATTATTTCAGCAATTGTAGGTGGAATAGTATTAGGTATAATGAAGACTTATTTCACTGATAAAATACCCGCGTATTTTAGCTTAATAGGTGGATTCCTATTACTAATGCTATACGGCAATTATCCCATTGCCAAGGGCGTTGGTTTTGCTCTTGTTGTAGACGGAATCTACTCTATCCTAAATCAATACGTAACCATAAGTTCATAACTTTTTTCTAAGTTATCCTTTTTTCAACTATCAGGTTTTTCTTATTCTGTAAGGTATGAACTGGAAACTTATAGCCGGGTTAATTTCTGTATTTGTTTTAGGTTTTGTCATAGGTAGACTTAAAGTATCTGTTCACACATGCCCCGCCATGAGATCACAAAGAGTAAAAGAAGCTATTAGGAGAATTCAAGAAATGGACGATAGTTCTGACAACTATCTGTGAGTGAGACCATGGCGTTGACTGGAGTTACAGTCCTTAGATCACCAACATTTCTCACAATTATAGTATTAGCAATGATACTTTTTGGAATTGGACTAGTAACTCTGTTGTTAGTTGAAGCTGGAATAGTTAAATCATAACGTGATTAGTATGCAGATTGCACATAAAATTCTAGAGAAAGTTGAAGATTTTCTTAGAACAGTTATTGTAAAATACTGGTACATAGACGCTACCGTAACTGTTTTTGCATTTATTATTCTCCTCATCATCCAACGAATTAGAGAAAAGAAAATGCATAATAATGAATAGCGGTCTGATCTTACAACCATCAATACAAATCTTTCCATAAGGTATGAGTTTATGCTATCCATGTTTTAGCATGATGTGTAAGGATAATTACTATGAAAATTGCAATCTTAATGTCTTTAATTTTTGGCAAATACTTTGCCTCTATTATGACATTTATAATTACCATTCCGTAAGTGCAGTTCTCATTAATTTACCACTCATCATCTTCACTTTGCCTTTCCTACCTCCTGCATTATTCCTTTATTTACTTTATTTGTTAGTGCTACCAATAGGAGATGTCTTTGAATTATTCTTTCCAGTGTTAGCACCATTCCTAATTCCAATAGTAACGTTTTTCCTAATTGGAGTAAGTAAGGTAAGATTGAGTAAAGTCTTTAAGTGGCGGTAACCATGTCAGAAACTACATCTGAACTACTATCTGAATTACTCACAGAACTAACAGTTTCATTATTTCCACAGATAAACATAATCTGCTCTCTATTACCGCCCGTCTTCACAAATTTAGTTGATGTTTTAATTAATTTACCAATTATCTTACTTTACTTAATTACGTTACCAGTTAGGTTTTTCGTTTGTTTCTTAGCCCAATTGATTAATGTGTCACCATGGTGTCTAATCTTTAACCTATTCCCTATGATTTCAATGGTATGTCCATTCTTGACCGCTTCTCCAAGTGAGTATAGTTGTTATGGAAATTGTCCATACTGTGTATCTAGTGAATGTGTTCAATTCCCTCCATGTTTCTCTATACTTTGTACCGCATGTAAGTATTCAATCTTCAATAAAATCTTCTGTGATTTTGGTGTAGTTCTATTATCAATGATACAACCACTAACTGTATTAATCAACATTATCACAGTACCAATTTTCCACAAAGCATTATGCCTAAACGTTAATCCAGAAATCTGCAACGGGTGAAATCATGGGCTGTCAAACATACAATCTTTCCTATGGTGCAGTACCACTTTGTAAATGTACTAAAGGAATCCAACCATTATGTAAACCAGTTGTACCTTATACACCACCAACTCTTCAATGTCCAAGTGAAACTATTGAATTCACACCTAACCCGTTCTGTGATCTATTACCTCCAGATGTATTTGATAGTCTACCCGATTTTCTGATCAATTTACCAATAGTATTACTTTTTATTGTATCTATGCCCGCACGTTTTCTTTACTGCTTTGCCTATAACCTATTATTCTATTTTGATGAACTTGTCCAAATTTTCCTAACATACTTTTACTTACCATTACTTGATTTTGCTACTGCTCCATTTCTTTATTTCACTGTAGGTTTCACTTATGGAATAAATAATGTAATTCCTCCACCGTTACCCGGTTTATGGGGGTATGTGCAAAACGCATGTGTAACTGGTATTTTTGCCACAATTTATAGAATTTGGGGTGGTCTCTGGTATTATTTAGGATACGCTAACGGATTCCTATCTGGACTATTAATTGACCTTGTAGATTTCATTTTATACGGATTATGTTACATAGCATACCTCACAATTAATTTAGGTTTCTGTATAGCAATCAACTTTGTATTAGGTTCATTTAGTGGAGGAATAGAAGTCTCAATTCAACCATTCAGTCTACTACAGTATTTCCTATGTAACATAGTTAATTGTGGATGTGTATTAGGTTCACCTCCACAAGTAGATGCAGTGTTCTGTATTTCAATCTTTGAACCATGCCCAAGTTGTTGTAACTGTGGATTTGGTTATCAACCACCACAATGTCCTGCTATACCAGGTGAACAGCTACCACAAGTCTCCATACCAGTTATTTCAGCCATACTTTCAGAAATTTATGAACTATCTGGATGCATACCATTACAAGGACAAAGTGATCAATGTTATTGTCTAAAAGTTTACTCAGAAAATTATTACTGTCAACCAATACACAGTGATAACACATGCTTATGCATACCGGTTTTTGAAACGTCTGAAAGTTCAGAATCTAGTGAATCATCTGAAACTTCAGACTCAAATGACCCATCAACATTACCAAAATACTATGATAGCTCTTAGTACTTTTATTTTAATCTAAGATGAAGAAAGATGTATGTTCAAAACTCAAAGGTACTTACCAAAATTCCTAACCTAATTTCTACAATCCCATCTGTACCTGAAGAATTAAAAGAAGTAGATACTCCTTATGGAAACAAAGTTACTATTTATAATTTTGCCTACTTTTTCTCTAATCCTCTAATTCTACCATTTAAAATTACATTTGATGCCATAATTTATGGAAACATTTCAATTGGATCCCAAACTGTAAATGAAAAAACAATTAGTCTAGTAACAATTACAAATGAAGACAAACTTTCAATCTCTGGAAATGGAGTGGTTATCCTTTGGTATAGATACAATAATAACATCCCTCTATTTGATTCAGTCATCAACTATGCAATTCAACAACGAGATTATGTATTAACTGACGCATTAATTCACACTTTATCTATTTCAGAAGCAATTAAATTTATTCTAGACCACCCATGTATACAAAATGAATTTGCAAAAGGCTTAGATTGGCAATTGTCAAAGATAGGGTTTAATGAATTCCTCAAATACATAAATAATGAACCTTACAACCCGCGTGATTTAGCATTCTTCTTAACCATTTCCTCATTCCTGTTTCCCCGCATACTCAACGAATACAACATACCAATTTATAGTGGAAAAGTAACAGATGTTTACGCTAAGTATTTAGAATTACTTGGTTATCCTATCACTTCTGAAATTGAAGAGCTATCTGAACAATTAACCGCCACTCAAAATGTTGTTAATGCATTAATTGGAATAACTGCTTTACAAGGATCTGAAATAGAATCATTATCTGAACAAATCGTATCTCTATCTGAAAGTTGTATTGAGTGTTCTGAAAATTTAAGTGAACTAGAAATACAAACAACTAATGAATTTGATTATCTAAAAATTAGAATAAAACTACTCCAATCTACTATTCAACAATTAGCCCAAATTGTAGAACAATTGATCTCTCAACAGTCTGAACAACAATTTGAATTCTACTTCAATACATTAGATAATGTTCAAAACTTGTTAACTGTAGCTCAATTAGTAACTCAACATTATAAACATCATGAAGGAATTACCTTAGCACGTCCTCACTTATACGATTGGGCTTACCAAGTATTAGTAAACCTAGTCAATAGTAATTTTAGTAACATTTTACCCGCATCAAATAACTATCCAGAATACACCCAAGAAACTCAAATTTTACAAGAATACTTGGATAAATCTGTTCAGTGTTTTGCAAAGGCATTCATTCAGTACTTACAATCTGAAGCAAAGAACATTATTGGTCAACCAGTAGCTCAAAACGTTTTAGTTTTGTTCTCCTTAGTAGTAGAAGGACTAACCCTTTATGGTTGTTACCAAGTAAGATCTCAAAACAATAGTGAATACTTAGAAGGTTTACAAGCATACGTAACACAAGGATTGTATTATGCGTTAGGAGTAAAAGAATCGTTAGCCCAAAATGGTGTTATACAAAGCAATTTAGTTAATGTACAAAGTGCTATTATTGAATCTGCTTGTAACCATGATTGGACAACCTTCAATGCGTCAAAAATTAGTCAAGAGTATCCGTGTTATTCAACCCAAGTCACAGAAATCTATAATTCCTACCAGTTCTTCAAAAACATAGCTAATTCATGGTTATCATCATTCGAAAGTGTAGAACCCCTAATTGACCAAAACTTATACGATGCAGTTGAATTATTAATTGGTACATTAATGGAATACGCTTATGCTTTAGCAGAATTAGGTTATCCGCCTGCATGCCCCAATCAACAGAATGTACAGACAGCTAATAATACTTTAAGTGGATTAATAGGATTAGTTCTCAACACTGTTATTAACATTGTTTCAACAATTCTAAGCAGTATACTTAACCTACTAAACGGTTTACTAAATTCACTCTTATAATGAAATAAGGTGATAACAATGCAGGCTATCATTTTACTTATACTTTTATTCATAATCCTGATCTATGCCCCTCCATTTAATCTAAAATTCAAAATAAATAATAAAGAAGTAATAATTGAAACCAGTGAGATACAATCATCAGAATCTAGTGAGTAAAATGAGAAAACAAGTCAAAAACTTTAAGGACGCTGTTAGATTAGCAATGGCTAAAGATCAATTAGGGTGTGATTTAATTCATTTGTATGAAGGTAGTAATCCTACAATTGACGCCTACATTCAATTTCTAACGTGTGTCTATTGTTATGAATACTGTCATCCCCAATTTGATCAGTGTGTTGAAGCTACCAGAATTCTTTATCATAATCGTTTGATTAATTTAACAGAGTTTAGAACAGTATTAGGAAAATTATTAGCCTTAAAGAAAAGAGGTTATTTGAAGTGAGAACATGGATTTAAACTTACTTATTGTTGTAGGTGTGATCGTTGGAAATGAGTTACTATTATACATTTTTGATCATCTACATAATCGTAAGATGGCTCATAAACGATTTGAGAAAGCAATTAAAATTGATAATCAAATTGTTGAGAAAAATAGAAAGAAAGTGTAAAGAAATTACACGTGAGTAAAGTTTTTATTTTCAAGTTCATCTTTTTTCTTATGCATTACTACCTATTTTATTTAATTGTCTTGTGGATCCTTTATGCTATAATCTTACTCCTATTAGCTGATTCTGTTCACAAACAGACTAAACGAATCGTTGATGAAATGAAAAAGCGGGAAAACTAAGTTGAGAACCCTCACAGAAAACCTTAAATACCCTCACCAACAAACAACAAAATGGGATCAAAAATG